ACGCCCGTGGTGTTGGCCGCGATGGTCACGTTGGTCACCAGGCCGTTGTTCGTGGTCTCCCACTCCGTGGCCCCGTATTCCCAACAGTCCACCGCGTACACCCGGCTGGCAACCGGCAGGGCCGCGCCGATGGTGAATACCTCGGCCTGCACCCCGTTGCCCTCGTTGATAAAGATGCACTTGCGGAACAGGTTGAAGCGCCCCACGTCAGCCGCCGCCGGGATCAGCACGTGCGCAAAGGTCGTGCCGTTGGTCGAGGTCAGGAACTGGCACTCGTCAAAGGTCGTGTGCATCGCCCCGGCATCGAACTCTACGCCCGCCATGCCGTCAACCGACATGATGGTGTCCAGCCCCACGATGCAGCCCTTGAAAGAGTTGCCGGAGCCGGTCACCTTGAGGTGCCGCCCGCCGGTCACGGCATTCGCGCCGCCGCAGCCGGCGAACTGGCAGCCCTCAAAGCTGTTGCGCTCCCCGGTCACGCTGACGTTCACCAGGCCCGCCGCGTTGCTGGTCGTGTGCCAGAACGAGATGTTGCGCACGATGCAGCCGTCACCACTCCAGGTGATGAACGGCGTGGTGGCCAGCGCGGCGGGGCTGGACACGCGAGACCTCGGCTCCGGCCCGCCGGAGTTGAGGCCGATCAGGTGGCAAAAGTCCAGGTTCCACGCGACGGCCGCCGTTTGCAGGTTGCTGGTGCCGTTGCCCACCAGCAGCACCACATCGTTCTTCAACGTGGTGCACTTGGCCAGGGCCGCCTCAACGGTCTTGAGCGGCGACGCCCACTTGAGGCCGGTAGAGGAGTCGCTGCCGTTCACATAGTCCACCACGAAGATCTTGCTGTCCTTGCTTCGCGGCACGCCCACCAGGGCGTATTCCACAGACGGTGGAAACAGTCCCATGATAATTGTCCTCCTATGATTGGTTAGGGTTCCTCTGGCCTACGACACCAGAGTGGCAAATGGGATCCGGGTGGCCGCCGTGCCGTTCATCCGGTTGATCGGGTTCGGGATGGAAAAGCCCAGGCGCATCACCGCCCGCAGCGCCACCATGTCCTGCTGCGCCAGGTTGTAGACGATGGCCCCGGTGGCGTCCTGGATCACCGACTCGGTCAGCACCTTGTAGGTGATGTCCTGGCGCATCGAGTACACCAGCTGGTCCCACTGCCCGATAAAGGCCCCGGCAGTGGCGGCGGCGCCCGCGCTCATGCTGCCGTCGGTGGGGAAGAAGACCGGCACGCCTTCGATCTCCCAGCGGCTCGGGTCCTGCACCGAACTCTTGAAGATCAGCTCGCCGCCCGTGGCGCGGGTGTTCCGCAGCTGCGCCTTGCCGGCCACGTGCGAGATCAGGCCGGTCGGCATGTAGCCGTCGGCCTCGATGGCCGCCCAGGCGCCCAGGGCGCCGCCGCCGGAAACGCCCAGCAGCGCCTCATAGTCGTCGGCGAAGGCCGCCCGGCTGATGACGTGCGCGGCCGAGGTGGCGCACAGGGCCTGGATGCCGGCCGCGCCCAGGTCGGTAGTCCACGATGCGGGAATGTTGGTGCCGTAGAGCACGGCCTGAGAGATCGCCACCGAGAGAGCCCGCTCGATCTCCGGGCGGACGTTGGCCCAGATGTCGTAGCTGGCGTCGTCCAGCACGCTCTGGGGGATCGGCACGATCACCGCCAGCTCCTCGGCATCGACAAAGCTGTTAGCCCACGTCATCTGCGAGGTCTGCTTCAAGCCGGTGTCGCCGCTCACAAAGTAGGCGTTGGCCAGAGCGCTCACCACCGGCAGCCGGGTCTGGTTGGTGCTCATGTTGGGCAGGCGGCGCGCCAGCCGCATGATGGGGTTCATCTCGGGGAGGTGCTGCATGATCTCAGAGGCGACCTCCACCGGGATGAGCGAAGCCGCGTTGGTTCGGCTTATGATTGACGAATAGGGCACTTGTTTGTCCTCCTGTTTTCTAGATGCGTCCTGCCGCGCGCCTTATCAGGTCGTTCATCGTGTTCTGTTGCGGCAGCGCCGTGCCGGTGCCCGCTCCGGCGTTCCCGGGCGATACCCTTACCTTGAACAGCTCAGGGAAGCTCGACTTGAGCGCCTCCCAGTTCGTCCGGCCCTTCTGGTCCACGGCCCCGATCTCCTGGGCCGCCAGCCACGCCAGCTTCGGGTTGCCGCAGCCGATCTCCGGCCGCACGCTCTCCTCATAGAATTCGGCCCGCCGCTCGGTGATCTCCAACCGCGCGGCCGTCTCTTGCAACTGTTTCTGATGCTCGCCCTGGACCCTGGTAGCCGCCTCTCGCAGCTCCTTGGCCAGTTGCGCCGTCTCCTGCTTGCGCGCCTCGCGCTCCGATTGCAGCGCGCTCCTCAGCCCCGATGTGTGCGTGTCATAGAGCTTGCGCACGTCCTCCGGCTGTGCCTTGAGAAAATCGTCCCAGCTCGCCGGAGCTTGCTTGTCCTGCTGCTGGTCCTGTTGTCCCTGCGTTCCTGTGTCCTCTGGCATCTCGCCATTCCTCCTCTTCGGGCGTCTCGCCCTCTTGACTTGTCACGCTTTCGGTAGCGTCATTGAGCTATGGATAAGACTACTGACGGCTGGCGAACCTGGAGCCCGTAAGCAAGGGCGATCTTGCAGGCCACGGCTTCCCTCTACTTCAACGGCGATGTCGACGAAGCTTGTCGTCGCGCCAATGAGGAGATGGTCTTCTCTACGACTCCTTGCCAGCTATCACGTCCTTCAGGCTTTTGGCCCCGATGCTCGGTCCCCAGGTGTCGTTCTCCGTCCACTTCACCAGGTCGCCCAGCTCGAACTCCTTGTTCCGCCACGCCTCCCACTTGGCCTTGCCCATGATGCGCTGCTGGGCCGCCTCGTCCTGCTTCTCGAACCACTCCTGCCCGGTCTGCCGGGGGACCTTGTCGTCCTCGTGGCCCGCCAGGATCGGCGTTATGGCGCATCTGCCGTTCATGTGGTCCGAAAAGTCCGTCGCCACCTCGTAGAAATGCCCATCGTCCACCAGGCAGGCGATGCAGGTCCGCTCCTGCTTGGCGCATAGCCGCCGGTAGCCCACGATGACGCCGCTCTGCCGGAAGCGTTCCTGCGTGCTGGCCCGGTAGGCCCGCAGCTGCTCGGTACGGGCGATACGCAGCATCCGGTCCAGCGCCCCGTTCAGCCCTTTGGCCATCTCTCGCGCCGTCTTGCGCGGGTTCTGCCCCATGGCCAGGCCCGTCACCAGCGCTTTGGTGATGCCCTCCACCGCGTCGGGCCATGCCAGCCGCAGCAGCTCGGCCACCGGCGCCCCGCTCTGCGTCACGCCCACCATGGCCTCCACCGCCGCCGGGTTCAGCACATCGAAGCGCACGCCAGTTTGCCAGGCGTCCAGCGCCGCCCCCGCGTGCCTCTGCCCCAGCCAGGCCATGGCCCGCTGCTCGTCCTCGATGCGGTCCTCGGCCCAGCCGTTGTACTGCGCGATCTCCCGCCTCACCTGCGCCAGCAGGTTCTGGTAGCGCTCCATGCGCATCAACTGCGCCTCGGACACGAACGTCTTCCCGGCCATGCTCTGCGCCAGGTCCTCGATCTGCTTGCGAAGCGCGTCCTGCACCGGCAGCCAGCGCTGCGCCATCAGCGCCATCTGCGCCGCCTCCCGCGCCACGAGCGCGGCCCGGAAGCCCAGCACCACCCGGTACACCTCTGGCAGCGCCACTATGCCACCTGCTCATTCATCTGCCCCGGCTGCCCGGCCCCTTCCCCCTGGTCCATCCGCCGCTGCGCGTCCACCAGCGCCGTGGCCAGCGACGCCTGCTGCTTGCCCGACGCCGCCTCCTGGTCCTCTTCCAACTGCGCCAGCTCGTCCTCGGCCCAGCCCTCGCGCCGCAGCGTGGTCACCAGCGGCATCCCGGCTTCCACGTTCACCTTGCGGATCTGCGCCTCCGTCCACGGCTGGATGGTGCGCACGTCGTCCCACACCGCCGTGATCTCGCTCTCCTCCACCGCCTTCCCGGACAGCTGCAGGACGAAGGCGGCGATCTCCTTCCACACCGGCGTGAACAGCTCCTGGTACTTTACGGCCTTGCCGTTCAGCGGCGCCTCCATGGCCAGCAGCGCCTCGCCGCTCACCCCGGCCCCGGCGGAGAGGAAGTAGTGCTTGGGCATCCGGCTGATCACCGCGATGCTGTTGGTCAGCTTGTCCATGGAGTCCAGAAAGTTGCCCAGGTCCGTGGCGCTGAACTCGCCTACCTGTGTCTGCTGTCCCACACCATCGCCGGACGGCAGATCCCAGATCTCGGCCGGCGAGTTCTTCAGCGCCCCCAGATTGTCGGCGTTGCTGATGATCCACCGCTGCCGGAAGGCGCCGAACTCGGCCGCCACCATCATGTCGGCCAGCAGCTTGTTCACCGCATCCTGCAGCGGCAGCACGCTCTTGAGCTCGCTGGTCAACGCCTGCAGCGAGCGCCGAAAGTGAAAGACCGGCACCACGCCATACGGGTTCGGGCTCACCGGCGCGTCCGGGTCTGCCTCAAAGTTATTGGCGCTGGTGGTGTTGGCTGTGGTGGCCGTGCTGACGTAATGCTCCAGCCGGTCGGGATAGTACAGCGTCATGGACAGCTTGCCGTCGTCGCGCACCCACCACTTGACCGCGAACGCCTTGCGCCGGGGGTGCGCGGCGTCGTAGAACACATGGCACAGCCGCGGGTCGTTGTAGTAGACCTCCGTCGCGCCGGTCTCGTCGGGCCAGACGATGACGAACGACTCGCC